TTTACATTTGCGGTTCCAACCCCACCATATGCCAGCTTTACAGGAATCCCTGTATTACCGCCAATTATAAAGCCATTAACATCGATATAAATAATACGACCATTAAAGTCTTCATTGAGAGGCTCTTTAAAGTCTATAAAAGCACCATTATCTCCACCCAACTCGATAGAGCCATAATTTGTGCCTCCGTCTATAGTCACTCTGGTGTCTAGACTTAGTTCACCCGTGATGTCTACCCCGCTGCTGCTGGTGGCGAGTTTTTCAGAGTTGTTGTGATAAACCCGTACGGCACCGCCAACAACACCTGTAATGATGCTTTGTGTCCCATCACCGTTCGTAAGCTCAAAGTTACCTGCTTGCAGTTTTAGGTTTCCTGCACCCGCATCTCTAATAACACTATTAGACCCATCATGATAAATCTGTAGGTCAGACCCAGCGCCGAAGACGGCTTTAATGTTATCGTTAAACTCTAGCGCATTATCACTAGCATCCCACAGAACATCACCGCCCAAACTGACATCCGCGCTAAACGTGGTGCCCTCTGATATCGTTAAGGTGCCATCCGTGCTGGCTTGGATTAACGCATCTGAAGCGGCGGTCAGAAAAACATCCTTAGATCCCGCACCAAAAGTTACAGCACTGTTGGAGTTTGAACTAGATAAAACGGTATCTCGTTGTAACGCTCCACCCGCTGTAAACGTGCCCTCGCCAATCTCAAACTCACCTGAGACGTTGTTTACAATAGTATAGAAGAATGTATCTCCAGAAGAGCAAACCGCAGAAAACGCTTTAAACCCCGTCTGCGCCCCCGCAAGGGTAAAGTCCCCCGTGCCCGTTGTGGTCGAGGTTTCCTTAACTCTGTCCTTGGATACAAAGGCCATTAGGCAATCCTGATTACTGCGGTAGAAGAATCGGCTGTTGGAAACACTACGGTGAAGTCTCCGCTCGTAGATGTTTTATCTGCACCAAAATCCAAAACAACTACAGTAGGATCTCCCGATGCAGTATCATTGTAGATTAAAGCTCCACGCGCTGTAATCGTTGAAGACGAAAACGTAAGGTCTGAGAAGTCTGTAAACGCCGTTGTCCCAGAACTTGTAGGATCCACCCTAGTTAACGTACCGCCACCCGCTGAGTAGCCTGTTCCGCTAACCTCGTTAGAGGCTGTGTACGCGGTTGTTGCAGCGTTAAAAGACGCACTGTTCGTGTACATCGCCAGCTTAAACGTGTTGCCGCCAGAATTTTTAAAATTATGCACACCCTCAAGAAGCTCTTTCTTGAAGCTCGTACACATAAAGTTGCCACTAAAAGCCATTATAATCTCCTTATAAGCTCAGAAAGCTCCTGATGTCCTGCATCGTTAAGAGCATTGCATACTGTGGTTCTATCACTTTTCACAGCTTCTTTCAGATAAAACTCCACAACCTTTTCTACCTGATCCTTAAAAGCTCTAGCTTGCGCCTGTAAGGCGGGATGCGCTTGATCTGACACAGACACAATTTTATCCGCGCAGCGAGCCGCAATTTCTTGTGGAGTGAACCCGCGATTAGATGTTGTCTCCACAGAAACAACGCCAGCCTGCATAGTCCCAGAATCAGCAAACATATTCATTGCGGTCTAATCTCCCCATCTCTGTAGATGTCCCTCTTACTCTTAACATCTACAACGGAAAGCTCGCCAAGGGCTTCTTTATATCGAGAGGCGTACAATTGGAGCATATCGCTCTCACCCTTCATAAAGGTGTATGCTTCCACTAAAGACCCATAAAGCAACGTAGTATCGGCGTTGTCCCCCAGCCAAGAAGCTCCAGAAGTAACAATTGATGGTGGGTCATAATAGTAATGAAGTTCTATAGCGTAATTAGCGTCTGGCGTAGGGCCAAGAATAAAGTTTCCAGAGGATGTCTCAGAACTTCCAGAAAACGCATCTCCATCAAACTGGCCGTAGAACAAAGGCAGTCCCTGAGTGCTGGTAGATGGAAAAGCTTCTCTAATAAAGTTTACATCTTTATCAAGTAAATAACTATAATCTCCACTACCATCAACAACGGCTAACGATAGAACAGTTAGGAAATCATTGGGTCTGGCAAGATACTTGTCTCCACTAGACAACGTGCCCGTAACATTCTTTTTAAGCTCTGGAATAGTAACGGCGCGATATATACGTTGCTCTGCTTGCTTAACGAACGTGGGTATCTGAGAGACAAAGGTTGTCTCCTCATTCTCAGTGTAATCTTTTATAGCCTGAACAAGCTCTGTGTAGTTCATTTGTCGGCCTCATTATAAAGGTTATCAAACACCCGATTCACATCCAATGTATAGTCTAAATCAGATTTTGAATAGTGGGTGTGCTGGGATGGTTTGAAGTCAGGTGCCCCTACTCCCAACTCAAACCAAGCAGGATGTGTCACTCTAACGCGATTATTGGGCAGCGCTATTATGTTCCCCGTCCACTCTCCAGCATCAAGAAGCTGCATGACATGACTTTGTTTGTGCTGTGCGGGATCGTCAGCTATTTCACTTTCCGCATAGTCCACAGTAAACATATACCGCGCTGGGTACATCTTACCATCCACCTTTGCCATCCAAGGGCATGGCGTTGCACGGTCTAGCGTATAGACTGAATGATGATGCGAAGAGCAATCCCACGGCTGGGCATCGTGGACTGGCATGGGAGAAGGCCAGTCCTCCAGACGTTCATCTGCCACTAGCGCAGTTATGGGCATACGCGCCCACATTGCACCGCCATGAGCATTCTCTTCGCTACCATCGTCAACCTCTGATCCAGTGAATATCAACTGAAAACTAAGGCAACGATTCGGCATTGTCGTAACAGCAATAGCCATAGCATGCAGGAACTCGCCGTGATACCTCTCATGGTTACAGGTATATTCACGACGAACCCAACACTTAAAATATGGTATGTTGCTTTGAAGATATGACATTAGTTCAATTGCACTATTTCATACCAAACTTGCCGCCACGGGTGGCCGCGCCCATACCACGACAAATACTGCCGCCCTTAGCATAACCCTTCTTCTTCATAGAACCGCCTTTCGCATAGCCCTTCTTCTTCATAGAGCCTCCAGCCATTTTCTTTTCAGGGTTTTGGGCCTTCTTCTTTTCAAGCTCACGAATTTCCCTAGAGGTTAGCCCTTCAAGGCCTTTTCGCATTTTTCCAAAAACGCCCTTACCAGAAACAGCGCCAGCCACTGGGCTAAGAGATCCCGCGATCTCAGCCATGTCTCCAGACTTTAGAGCCTTCTTCATGCCCTTAGCCCCCATGCCCAAAAGGCCACCAACCATTTTCTTTTCTACTGATTTTCTGGAGCCGCCCATCATGCTGTCTAATTTCCGTTTTGCATTGTCCTTAGCCTTCTTAGTCAAGACTGGCTCTGACGCGGGAGTATCGCGGTTACCAGTGTCATACTGTTTAGCTTTTCCAATAGCCCCAGCGATTTTCTGTTGTTTTTTGGTCATAGGCGCTTTGGCTTTCTTTTCTGCTGGCTTCTTGCCCTTTAGCAAATCACCAGCACCTTTACCATCAGCCGCAAAAAACGGCATCTTTTTGCCAGCCCGCTCGACCATTTTTAACTTGCCGCCCTTGGCGTAACCTTTTTTCTTCATCATAATTTTAGTCTCCTAAGATGTGGTCACAGTGACCTTTCCAACAGATGCCACCGCATATTGGGCAGGATTCCAAACAGGGTTCCAGCCAAACAGTTGCCTACTTTCTACCAGAGATCTATCTGGCCTTGGGTTCCTTAGAGATTGCGGATCGTTAATCTTTACACGCCCTAAGAAATTCTGTGGTTGATCAGGATCCACTACATCCTTGCCAACTCTGAAACCTGTCTTAACACCATCCTTGTATTCATCGACAAGATCCTTGAGAGGGTATCTAAACCCTGTCTTGTCGCAAAAACCAAATGCTCGTTTCCCGCTTGCGTATGCCATTAGCCACCCAACATAAACGTATCGTAAGGGACAAATTTTATAGAAGCAGTTTCCGTGTCCTCTCCAGCCGCCAACTCAAACTGGAACTCATACTCCTGCTTCAGACCCCCCGCTGCCGCAGGATTTTTCTTTGTAGCCAAGTAATAAGCCATGCCCGCGACAAGTGCTGGTACGAAACGTGGCGGTATAGCTGCGCTTCCAGATATACCCGCTGAAAGGCCATCAATGCCTTTAAGCCTGAAGTACGCCAAGGTGTAAGTTTCTGTACTGTCTGGCACAGGCCATAGCGTTATTTTCGTTTCTGTTGCGAGTCTTTGGACGTAGATTTGGGTCGGCCTACCTTGCGTGTTTTTGTTGCTTTGCTGGGCGTAGGTCGAGACGCTGACCCTTTCGAGGTTCGTGTCGGTTTGATTGGTTCCCGTTCCTGTTCGGACTTGATGTTCGATGATATCAATCGTTTCGGAAGGGAGAGTATAAGTCGCAGTCCCCGCTGTAATCGCAAGAGTGCCCGACTCAATAGTGAATAAATTAAGGCCACGGTTTTGCCACTCCAATGTTAAAAGGTTTAAGCTACGTCTGGCCGTTTTTAAATCGTAACCAGAACGCATCTCCATGCCTATGCGCTCATAGGCTTCTTCAAATATATCAGCTAGATCTGGGGTAACTACGGCCATCTATTTTTTCCTATATGCTTTTACTTTACTAGCAACTTTTTTAGGTTGAGCCACATGCTGCTTACCCGCCTTAGTCCCTTTGCGCTTCGCCTTAGTCGTGGCTGCATACTCCTTAGAGCTAAGAGCCTTTATTGCCTTTTCAGGCAAGTACCGTTCACCAGTAGCCTTGGACCCCTGCGTGGATGGCTTGCCACTTTTGGTTGTCCACTTTTGCTTAGTCCAGCTTTTAAGGCTTTTCTGTGACTTCTTTAAGGCCATTAGTCTTTATAACCCCCACCAGCTTTTTTGTACCGCTGCGCCAGCATTTGCGCTTTTCTTGCAGACCATTGGCCCGGAGCGCCACCCTTGCCCCCAGCCTTTATTTGGTTGAAGATTCTTTTTCTTTTCTCTGGCTGAGTATAGTTTCCAGCCTCATTAACGCGGCTCTTCTTTACAGAGCCGCCTTTCTTCATTTTTGAAGGACCATCATCAACACGACTAGAAGAACGAATGGCGTCAAGATCACGCATATCGTCGCCACTAGCAACAAATCCACCACCCGCCATCTTCTTGGGGCTGGATCTTCCTTTAGTCTTTCTGACGGGCATAGCATCACCTGAAACCTGTTTCCTCATTTGAGCGCGAGAAATCATGAACCCTTTTTCCACTTAGTAGATTTAGACTTTGTTTTGCTAGGACTCCACTTGGCCTTGTCAGCCCAGTATGCCGCAGACATCTTTCCTTTGGAAATGTTCTTGGCATGCCTAGATTTAAACGCTTTGCGCTGCCCAACCGTCTGGTTTGTCTTTACGCCTTGCTGCCCAAAGCGAATAGTCTTAACCTTGTCCCCCTCTTTAGCCACAACGATATGTGACTTCTTTGGGTGATTGGGAGTGCGCTTGGGCTTGTTGAACCCAGACACTCCCGCTCTTTCAAGGCGAGGGTCTTTCTTCGGCTTACTCATAGAATATATCAGCCTCTAAGAGATTAGACATATGAAAATAAACACCCCGTGTAGCAACAAAGCCTTGGTTGGGGATGCCAAAAGTATTGGCGAAGGTATCGTTAGCCGAAGTATGCTTACTCATTAACCAGCGTCTAGGAAACGTATTCGGACTAGGTGTAGTAGAAACATACCTACAAGCAGGGTCACCTGAAATGGTATCACTATTTAACATTGTAACAGTAAAGGCGTTAGCTGTAGTCACAGTGATTTCATAATTACCCGATTGTGCCGTACCCCCAGTACCAATGGAAAAAGAAATGCCAACAACATCACCAGTAGCTAAGCCATGACTTGAGTCAGTAACGGTAACTGTAGTCCCGCTTTGGGCATACGTCCCAGCTTCTGGGGCTGTTTCCGTGTCGAATATGTCAATAAACCCAGCGCTTGAAGTCCCCACAAGAGAAACCTCCTTAACTCTATGCCGCCCTAAAACAACAAAACCACTTTCGTGTCTGTGCCCTTGGAAAATTTGAGATATCGTGCTGTTGCCCATATCTTAGTCCTTTTTCTTTGGTGGACGCCCACGCTTTTTAGGAGGATCCGCGGGAGCGGGTTTCGCCGCCCCCTTACCCATGTTCAACTTGCCCATGCGTCACCTATCACACGGCTGCGCTAAACGGAGTTGCCTCTGTGCCTGTGGCCGCGCCACGGGCAACAACAGAAAACTTGTTTGCTGCTACGTCTTGGATTTCAATAGTGCCACCTAAGATACCACCAGTTGTGCTGCCATTAAGCGTGATCGTGTCTGATGCTGCAACAGTCTCAAAGATAGAAGCAGTATTACCACCATCGTTAGCGACAATCGCTACGCCAGCCATTGTATCGTTAGCGTTTGCAACCTGAATAATGTAGCTGTTAGAAGTAACCGTTGTCTGAACGAAGAAGCGATAAATGTTTCCAGTTCCAGACGCCGCTGGCAATGTGACAGTCGCACCAGATGCAACATTAAGATTCATAGTACGACCAGCGTTAGATGCCGCAGTCAAAGTAGCACTCGCGGCGACAGAAACCAAAGAATCTGATCCGCTAATAAATCCAGCAGTTGAGGTCACTGGACCTGAAAAGGTTGTTGAAGCCATTATAATACCCCTTGCACAAGGTTTCGCCCTACAGTCTGTGCAACGTCAGGTGGGGTGTAATCCTGTCTGCAAGGCTAATGTTACCCCATACGCAGAATACTATACTTTTTTTAAAAAAGAAAGGGGCTACCGAAGTAGCCCCAGTTAAACAGGGAGAAAGGTACGAAGAACCTATTCCCTATATAACATAACTTACGCTCCCTGAGAACCGTAAATTCCCAATGGGTCAGAAACACCGAACGAATAACGCTCACGCGCTTTGTAGCGCACGTTACCTGTGTCGAAGTCACCGTCCATAGATGTGTTCATTGGCGTCCGCACAAAGTGCTTCATGCCGTTTGGAACATCTGTAGTGATGAAGAACGCATCTGTATCAGTCAGATAGTGATTTACGCGATAACCCTCTGGGATAGACCCGTTAGAGCGTAGCGCGTTTGTATCGTTATCCGCTGTGCCTGTACGCAATTCTGTTTGCAGCAAACGAGTAGCAACAAACATCAAAGCAGGGGGAACGATTAACTTGCGTGGACGCGCAGCAATCAACAAGCCACGTTCGTCAACGAACGCTGCAATATCGATAACCGCTTGCTCAAGCGAGGTTTCGTTCAAGTCGGCATCTGTAGATGGGCGGTTAGCATTGTTACCGCCAGCAACAGTTGGATGCGAAGTTGAGAACAATGTTGCCCCGTCACCTGAGTTAAAGGTGTCAAAGCCAGTGTTCAGCAACGATGCTGCCTTAACCTGTTTAGTGTACGCCATAGCGCGAGCTAAAGCCTTTGTGTAACGAGCAGACAGTGAGTCATACAAGTTATCTTCCATCGCTTCTTCAGTGATAGAAAAGCCCATTGCAACCGTTTCGTGGTTGTAACGAGCAACGAAGGACTCCTGCGCGTTGTCGTATGAGATCGCTGAACCTTCTGGTTTTACTGGCGCAGCGCCAAAACCAGACAGTTTTACTTCCTCCTCAAAGCTACGCTCTGAGTTTTCAGTTTCATAGATCTCAGCATGTTCGTTTTCGTACTTTTCGTACTCAAGACCAAACAAGCCGTTAAGACCGGGTAGAAGCTCCTTCAGGAGTTGTGCGCGAGAAATAGCCATATCTCAATCTCCTATGCTGAGCCAGTTGTTGACGAGTGCTGATGGTAATTAAACTTACACACCAGAATCGGATAAGAAGTACCTTTCTCATCACCCTGATCACCACCTAAATAGTCGATGATACGAATTGGGTTTTGAGCATCTGTACTCAATTCAGAAATATCCAGAGCAACACGGCTGATATTCAGCGTGGTGTTTGGAGCAGTCTGAACAAGCAAGGTGTTCTTACCGTAGATGTCACCAGTATTAGTTGGCGCACCGTCAGCTTGGATTGTGAATAAAACACTAGGATCATCAACGACATACGCCATTGCATCAGATGCAACTGTTCCAGCGGGCCATTTTTGACTAAATGTTAATTGATTGGTGTTAGGATCTGTATACTTAACACCCATGAAGATTCCAACCATATCGATGGCTGTGGTATCGTCACCAGTTGCGGACTGCTTTTCAATTGTTGTTGCAGTACCCCCATCTACTAACTGAGCAATATCGCCAGTGCAGATGTTGGTGTTGTAACCAGACGCGATTGGGTATTGACGGAACACTTCTTGTGAACCGTTATCTAGTCTGCCAATTGGACGCAGACCAAAGGGAGCAGCAGTTGAAGACATTTGCCTTCTCCTTTTATCTACAATTTATAACAAGGCAAAAAAGTTCTATTGAACTTATCTACCAAACGAAGTGCGCGTTGACCGCTCTGGATTCAGAACAGGCATTCGCGGATCATTTTCCCGCATATAATTCCTATCAACTGCATCAATTGCGTTTTGCGCTTGATCAAGTTGAGCGTCTATTCGACTTTCAGAAATATCTACAGGTATGCTACAAAGCATCAGACCACCAACTTCTACATTGTCTTTGAACTTTGAATCAATGTCCGTAACAATTTGAAGCTCTGGGTGTTCCTCCAATTTAACAGGTGTGTACCCTTCACGGAATCGGGAAGATACATTGGGGTTATCAGACTGGCCTAGTAAAGAAGTGCGAATCCAACGAAATTTCATTCCATCTCGCGGTTCGGGGGTAGGTAAAGCAGACGGTTTCACCCAAGATCTTTTGCGCTCACCCATTTCACGGGTTTGTGTCGAGCGAGGTTTTCTAGAGTTTGTCATACTAATACCCTTTAAGTTTCATGACTTGCGCCGCGTATTGTTCGTTAGTTAATCCCAGCCGTTTGGCGATAGTAGCTGCGGACTGTGTTAGCGTTACCTTGCGTGGATTTTTCGAACTTCTGCTCGCGGGAGCTACCACGTTACCCGCTTGGCGTGTAGGTGAGGCGCTAACACTTACCTCTTCCTCGCCAAATTCCTCTGGGAAGCGACTTTGCATCGCTTCGTCAATACTATCATAGTACAATTTTGACCCTGCGGCAACTCCTGCCTCTAACAGTCTGTCATGTACTCCATAAGCAAACCCAGTCATCTCTTTATTTGGGCCGAACCAAGGGTTTTGATCCACCCATCCAAGATCAGCCTCTGTAGGCTGTGACTGTTGTTGAGCTTGCTGTTGCTGTTGCTGCTGTTGCTGTTGCAACTGCTGTGGGGGAGCAACTTGCTGTCTAGGCGTAGGCTTGTACGACTCAACTCTGTACTTCTCATTCTGAAGCGCCATAAGCTTCTCTTGAGAATCAATGAGCTTTTCAGTGTCTCCCGTATCGTGGGCCTCCCTGACTTCAGCTTTAGCCCTATCTATCTCAGCTTGCAGCCTACCCTTTGCCTGTTGGACAAGAACGCCCTCGCCTTGCTCAAGGGTCTTCTTGAGGTTTGAATTTTCATTATATACGGCTTCCGCATATCGAAGGGCTTCCTCACGAACACGCTCTGCCTCTTCTTTGGCCCTGCGTATTTCGTTTTTTTCCCAACTTAACTTTTTTATTCTTTTCTGAACATTACCGCTATACTGAGAAAGCTCGTCATCGCTGACATCACCTTCAAACTGCGCCTCAGTGCGCGGCCTGTTCTGATCCTCTTCTGGGGTATCGTCTTCGATTTGAACTTCTACGTCAGAAAAGTCATCTTCCATATCTTCATTTAAATTTTGCGCTGACTGGTTCATGCCCTTGTATAACCTCGCGGATCATCGACAACAGCATCAACTGTGTCATCATTTATAAGACGGAACTCTTTCCCATGAATTTTAAATCTAGTGCCTGAATAAGATCTAAAGATAACAAAATCCCCAGCCTTACACCAAGCGCCGTCAGGGAACCTAGACTCATCTTTATAAGCTGTAGGGCCGACCTTAAGAACAAAGCCCACGATTGAGGCTGTTTCCTCTACGGACTTCAGAGAGTCGGGCATGATTACGCCACCCTCTGTCTTTTCATCTATTTCTGGAAGGGCAATTAAAATCCTATACCCAGTAGGTTCTGGAAGCTTTGCTTGAGTCTTATCGTCTACAAGAGAAGCTTCATCGACTTTTACTGTCGCGTACATTATTCACCTTTGCAGTAGCTTAAAAGGCCTACCGTTACCTTGCGCGGACAACCCGCGAATAACGTCAAGCTAAAACAAAAAGTTCTAAGATTCAATATATCTTTTCTCTAATTCCTTTAAATCTTCTAAAATATTATTATAGGCCTCATAACTGCCTACAGATACCCAATACTTATCAGTCGTTGCAGCGCCACCTGTAGCAAGGTGAAGTTCAATAGAACTTTTATATTCTTTTAGCTTTCTCTCCATGAGAGAGAAAACACTAGTATCTTCAATCATTCTTGTTCAACTCTTTCGCAATATCCAAGCCAAGCTTGGCACCTTCAATCTTATTGGCCCTTTGAGACTTATCTAACTCAGTTGCGATTCTTGCTCCGACTTGTGCCCCCGCTCGCTTATCTTCTGATTCGATACGCTTTTCTTGAAGCTCAAGATTGTCTTCAGCTTTCTGCTGATCAAGCTGCAACTTCGCCTGATCCATTTGCATCTTGTGCTGAAGCTCTTGCTCCTTAATGGCAAGTTCGCGCTGTTGTATTTGCGTAAGCGGATCTTGTTGCTGGGCCTGTGCTTCTGCTTGCTGCGCTTCTTGCTGACCTTGCTGCAATACTTTCTGAGAAGCTTCGGCAACAAGCTTGGAAAGCTCAAACTCTGCGTCCTCTGGAAGAGGTGCCTCTGGATCTGGTAGTTCAACACCCAGCTTTTGTTGTATTTGATTGCGGTATTCCATCGCAACATGCTCAGTAATGTGCGCGGACATAGCTGATTGTATTGCGCTGGCAAACGGTGACTGGCCGACCATCTCTTGTATCTTGGGATCTTGCATAGCACCCATATGGGTCTGAATGTGGGCTTGATGGTCTTGGTAAGCAAAGGCCTTTACTGGCTCTTGCTTCAACATAGCCATGTTCTCTGTCACAGGATCTTTCGGCTTTATCTCATCTGGAAGTTTGATGATGTCATCCGCATCTTGAATGCCAAGAACCTCTAACATTTGACGGTGCAACTTACCCATGTCGTATAGTTGAGGAGCCTGTGAGGCAAGTTGCAATGCCGCTTGGTACTGCATGATACGTTGAGACATAGTAGCAGCATTAGGGTCGGAGACTGGGATTACATCTACCCTACCGTCAAAGTCTTCTTTCCTATCGAAGTCACCTTCCATTTCATACGCATATTCAGAAGGCATATAGTCATGTATTACTTTAGCAAGCAGCCTAAGCTCTCGCTTCATCGCGGCATGCATGCGAGATTGCACACCAGACATAACCTTCATGGATCTTTCCATTAAAGCGAGCGTAGAACCAACAGGTGCCTGTGCATTCATGTCGCCTACTTGGATGTCAGCAACTGATCCAATGCGGCGTCCCTCTTCGACAATATTTCCAAGTAGTTGGTAGAGTACTCCTGATGGCTCTTTGTAAGGAATAAACGTAATTGAGTCACGAATAGCACCGCCCGGTACGTCCACATCCCTAAATTCGCCCGGCATAAGAGGAGAATCGTCCCCTTTAATACGCATCCCGCGAGCTTTAAGGCCCGCAGGTAAATTTGACAACGTGCCAGCATCAACAAGCTGGCGAAGTATGGATGTCGCGGATTTCGCAAGGCCACCGATAAGATGAATAAGGCCCGTTCCGTAGAACCCAAGTCCGGGCAAGTACTTGTAGTGGACGAAGTGCAGCCTTTTTCTTTTCTTTTCGTCATCTTCATACCAGTTTTTTCTAATTGCTAAAATGGTTCTGGAGCTTTTGTCTATAGTCACAACGTAAGGTAAAGCCAATCCATCCTTGTCTGACAAATCCCCGCCAAGATCTAGATCTGCGTGAACCTCAAGTATTGTATGGCGGTCATCATCCTCAATTACAGCAGACTCCCCATCAAGTTCGTCATACTTTTCCTGTATGTCAGTCATGTCAGGAGCAGGATCTGGTAGATCTACATCTCTATAAAAACCATTTACTTGAAGTTGCTTAACTTCGTTGCTGGTCTTCTTCATTACATGCGTATAGCGTTCGGCAGTTTCCAAATCTGATGCGCCATAAGTAACCACAAAGTCTTCCGCTGGAACAAACATTGCGGCGGGGCGCTCACGAATTGGGTCATAGTAGACCTTCTTGAACGCGGAGCCAGCTAAGGGAAGCTTAAAGAGCAACTGCTCCATTTCTTCCCTGTATTCAGGCATCTCTTCAGTGAGCATGTAGTTAAGCTCATCCTGAACACGCTCAGACTGCTTGTACTTCTCTGTGGTAAGCTTTCCTACAATTTTAGACCTTACTGGTCCAGACGCTGGGAAAAGCTCCCCCATAGCCTGTGCTTGAAAGCGGACAACTGATTCAGTAAGAAGAGGGTGAAACACTCCCGATGCCCCAGCCCACGGCTGTTGCCTCTCCTCTATCTTCAGACCCAAAAGATCCAAGCCTTTAACGTAAGACTTGGCCCAATCCTTGCGGGATTCTCTGTCTGAATTAAAGTCGCTGACTAGATCGGACGCCAAAACATCTATGTCTTGGTCATCCATAAACTCAACCAAGTTGCTTTCATGATCTGGACCCATGATGCTCTCAGCCACATCACCTGTGAAATCAATAACTATACTTCCGTCATCTTGCTCAATTGAAACGGCGTCTGGATTTACAATTTCCACTTCAATTTCCGTTGTATTTTCTTCAACGTCAATTTCTTTTGGATCAAATGGTTCCATCGGTTTTGTAATAGCCATGACTCTCACTCACTGTTTTCTATCGAACTATAGCAGAATGCTTAGTAATATTCTACTGCTCTTCTATATTTGGGCTCATCGTCCCAATCATCACTGCTAGATCTAATCCAGCCGCCTTGCCTAAATCTTATAAGAGCTTGAGACACTGAGTCAACGTAATCGTCGTGATCCCCCGCTGGGAATGAGGCACATTCCTCAATCACATCCTCTGCCCACTTGGTGGGCGGGTGCCACACAACACCGCTTGCGAATAGATCCGTTACGGCGTTGACCCTAGCAATTTTATCTTGCCCCCTAGATGGAGTAAACTCCGTCACAGGCAATCCCATTGCCCTAAGCTCAAAGATCAAAGGCGCACCAGAGGCTTTCTTTTCCACAATAAGCTGGTCTGGCTCATAATCCCAAAACTTTTCGTAAGCCATTTGCTTTAGCTCTGGAAACTCCAACTTTTCCTTGTATGCATCCAGCAAGATAAGATTCGGAGTCTTACCATTGTTTACGTCTGGGTGATAAAACACCCCCCAAGTGGTACAAGCGCTATAGTCTGACCTCTGAGTTTTAAGAAATGCTGTATCCCAAGACTGAAGAATGGCCTGACAGTGTGGTGGATCTACCGAATCCCACTCTTTCCACCATTCTCTTTTGAGAAGCGCCCCTTCTTCAGAGGTAGGGTTCTGCTGGTACTGAGCATTCCACTTCGATACAGGAATTTCTTCCTTGATTGACTTTAATTCATCTAAATTCCAGAACTCAGGCCACAAAGGCTTGCCAGATGGCATGATCGCTGGGAACTCAACAACCTTCCATTCGTCTGTTTTTTGATTTTCCGCAAACCTTGTAACGATTTGACCCGTGAGATCACGCTTTGACCAACGGGTCATAACGATAATAATCGCACCACCGGGCTGTAAACGCTGTCTGGGACCAGATGTATACCACTCATACACACGATCATATACTTCTGGGTTGAATTGTCCTTGCTGAGCGTCTTGTTCTGAATGCGGGTCATCAATAATTAGAACATCAGCGCCTTTACCAGTCACCGCACCGCCTACACCAATAGCAAAGTAATCACCTTTCTTGTTGGTGTTCCAACGGCCAGCCGCTTTGCTGTCGGATGAAAGTTCTATTCCCTCAAACACAGACTGAAAGTCCTCACCCTGTATCAAGTTCCTTACTTTACGGCCAAAACCAACAGCCAGTTCTGCTGTGTGAGCAGTCTGAATGACCTTTTTCTCTGGGTATTGACCAAGAAACCAAGCTGGAAACAAGTAGGACGCGAACTCAGACTTCGTATGCCGCGGTGGCATGTTGATAATTAACCGCTTCAACTTGCCGTTGGCAACATCCTCAAAAGCTTCAGCCATTATTTTATGGTGCCGCCCAGAAATAAAACTGGGCCACATAAGATTTACAAAGTCTAAGAAATTGGTCTTAGCGTTTTCTTTAGCCCTGACGTTAGCCAAAAGCTCAAGATCCTTTAAGATCTCAGCCCTGTCTTCGATTGGTAGCGTAGATATTCTGCTAAGAATATCTTCGTACTTTGTCATATAGATTTACCGTGGTGGGCGCTGCATTTGCGCGATACGATCCAAAAGCTGCGGAGACATTGCCCCACCTTTTACAGGAGATGGCATTATCCTACGAGCGGAAGTGGGTGGCACTCTTTGAGTGTCGGTGAAATTACGGCGTTGCTTCTGGAACCTACGCATCAATTTCTTTGGGATATTTTGACCGTCACGCCTCATCTGCCCGATTTTACGGCGCATCTGCATGATTCTCCGAACTTGCCTTGGGCTTGCCCCGCCTTCAGTTAACTTTTGTCTTAACATATTACCTCGACGGCTTGGCATAGGGCTTGGACCCTCGCGGTCCTGACGCATCTTGGTGAAGAAATCTCGTCGAACCTGTGGGTCGAGTTGACCCATGACATTAGGGTCAAAGGGTAAAGGGCGACGATAAGGCTTAGACATCCGATCAATGCCCACACCTCCTGCCTCAACTGGATCCATCATCGGGGGCGTTGGCACTTCCGCGCCGCCGTATTCCGCTGGGGTCAGCATGTTTGGTGGCCTAAAGTTTTGTGCCGCGCCCATGTCGGGGGAAGGATTGTAAACCATCGGGCTTGGACCCGCACCGCCCTTCTGGGGATTGCCCATCTGAGGGTTACCCATCTGAGGGGGTGGGTTGTAAGGCATAGGACGCGGAGCGTAGGGCATAGGCTGTGGCATGGAAGGATTAGTGCCACCCTTCTGTGAAGGACCAGACCCTTGTGGTGGATATTGAGCAATTCCTGTTGGTGCGCCAGAACCCATTTTATCTCTCCTAATGACCGCTTGATGCACTATAGCAAATAAAATGCCACTTGAAAAGTTCTATTGAACTTAGGGAAAACCGAAAGAACCCAGCCTATAGTATATATAATTACGCGCGTAATATATATATATTATATATATACTCTCTCTCTGAAAGAGAGAGATATAGTATTATATATATTATATAATATATATATATACTATGCTTATACACAAAACTAACACATTCATAGTCGAAATCCCAAAGACGGGAACCAAAACCGTCAGACGGGTAGTCGATCAAATGACAAACGGATCCTCTCTGCACGGCCACTTCTCAGTCAAAGAAGCACTAGAAAGAAACGAAGGAGTGCCGTTCAAAAAAATTATCGCCGTTATAAGAAATCCCGAAGACAGATTGGTGTCGGCACTAAACTACTGCATGAAGTTTCTAGACCATCCCAGCCCAAAGGCAGTCAAAGAACACGCAAGCACCCTCATCAAGGGTGCTGTAGAAGGGTACGCAAAAGTAGATGGGCTAACAAAACACTACGTCTTTAAACCGCAACACACATTCCTAGATACCCAAGACGGCATTACCGTATACAGGTTCGAAGAACTACACGGGCTTGCTAGGAGTCTGGGTTGGGGCAAGCCCCTTCCCCACGAAAACAAAAGCAAAACACTAATTGAAAAAAAAGATGTGAAAAAATTAAAGGGCTATAGAGACGTTATGGCAATGTACGAAAAAGATATGGAGCTATACGAAACATATTCGATATTTGAAATGTGAAGTAGGGGGGGGTGTTCTGAACCTATTGGGTAATTGTTTGTGCGTAATATCATGTATGCTGATCTGCTGCGCGGCCACGCGAAAGGGGGGGTCGGGGGTAGGTGGGGTGCGCGCCTTTTTTGTTTAGAGAACGGGTACACTATTTAGGAAAGAGGAAACCCAGCCGTCAGAGCGCCAGAGCGAGCCGCTGAGTGCCCCGTTTCAATTCTGGCATGGGCTGGTCAGGCAGAGACACATAGCGCACTGAGCCGCCGCCACAGTGACAGGATCCCCCCGCCATCACCCCCGCCGCAGAAGGTTCAATAGAACTAAACGCCAAGCGCCTTCAGCCTGTCGCGCAACGCCGCTTCGATCTCGTCCGCGCTGCGTTCGGTCTTGTCCACGGTTTCCACCACCTCGCGCCACAGTCCCAACTGTTTCCCAAGTAGCTCCAGCGCCCTGACTTGTGTGCCGTCCGCATCACCGCCGCGCAGGGCGATCTCTTCAAGTTTTGAAATCACCTTTTCAGATCGAGAGAGGCTCTGCATGCGCTGCTCGCGTTCTCTGTCCCTCTGCATTGCCTCAACTCTTGTGGATACCTTTGGGTTTTGGATCAACAGGCAAGCTTCCCTGTGGATGCTTGCTGCACTCATATT